GCGGGCATGCACACCGAGAAAGGGCTATCGAGAGGGAGATCACGTCTGTCCTCAACGATGCCCATGCGGCTTTCCGTGGTGGACCAAGCATTCCAGCTAAAGGACTGCTGAGAGCAAAACTCGTCAGGCGTAGGCGGCTTTTCCTCGACACAAGCGCCACCAGATTCCACGTAGCCAGATGCACACTCGCACTCCCCACCGACTTTGACACTGTTTTCAGGACATTGGTCAGCCAGCCGCCTTTGCGCGCACTTGCCGTACCAAAACGCGGCCCACCCATACTGAGCGGATGACAACATATAACCGCAGTCGCGGAATCCAGGCGGCGCCTCAGCCTTACACGTCCACGAGCCGGTAACGGCAGGATCTACCGTGTATGGATGCCCACCGGCAACCGTCTCATTGCATGAAGACGTGTCCCATCCACCCATGGGAATAGCTGCTCGAACATGCGACGCGCCGAAGAGAGCGAGCAGCAGGCCCAACAGGACAGCTACGAGAGCGCGAGCTACGCGGTGAAGATGAGCCATGCCGCCCCCAGCACTGCAATGATGACGAACAGGCCCATGTGCCCCTCCCTTGACGGAGCGCCCACCATGGACGCTCTGGCAAAGGCCCCTGCCGGCCGGCCAGGGGACGCTTTGTCAGCCGCTTAGCTGATGGCGCGGCGCACCCACTTGAAGGCGGCGATGGCCACGACGACGAGCAGCACGGCAGCGCCGATCAGGCCGATAGGGGCCACGGTGTCACCGATCTCCGACACGACGCCGGTGACGTCGATGGCCGCGTGAGCGGCGCTGGTTGCCAGTGCCAGGGCACCGGCTGCTGCGGCTGCTGCGAGGCGGCGGGATTGGGTGTTGTTGCGGTTCATGGATTTACTCCTCTGTGGTTGATGAATTGCCGTCGGTTCTCAGGGCCTGGATAGCTGCGCGGAATGCCCAGCCAACCGCCCACACCAGCAGGACGGCGCTGCTGATTGCTGCGCCTTCAGCCGGGCTCAGATCGAGCACGGGAAGGCTGATTTCATGCACCACGGTGACCGTGCAGGCCCCGGTGCATTCGATGGTTTGGGGATCAGCCAAGGCCGGCCCCGTTGATGTGGCGCACGCGGGCACGGGCGCGGGCTGCACCGATGCGAGTGCGCTTGTCTTCCCAGTCCTGGATGGCGTCCGCAACGTCCGCGACGATGCGCATGACCAGGGACCAGCAGATGGCACCGAGGACGCCGCCAGCGAATGCGAGCTTCAAGATGGACAGCGCGAAGTGCTGCAGTTCGGTTTCAGTCATTACGTTTGGCATAGCTCACAACCCCTCATCGCGCATCACTTGCGCAAGCGCTCCCATTCGTCCATTTCCGCAACTTGGCGCGAGATAGCCTCGCGCTCCCGTTGGCGCTCCCATTCGTCCATTTCCTCAACTTGTCGCGAGATGGCCTGACGTTCACCATCCAGATCACGACTAGAAAACGACGGGGCAGACCCACCGCCAACCGAACCACCGCCACCGCCACCGCGATTGGCGAACCACCACCGGCGATGTGCATCAGACTTGAATGACATTTACGACTCCGGGAACGAATTGCGATGTTTGGCGCCTGATGGTGAGGCGCCATACATCGGGTTAAAGCTCCACAGGACGATGCAGCTTGGACAGGTCCACGACTTGCACCTGATGGCACGCGTCCACGTGGTCTTCGATCAACTGCGCGCAGGTTTCGAGGTCTTCGACCGCTACAGCCTCGCGCAGCAGTAGCACCCATTCGGGCTGTCCGTCCTCATACGAGGGGGCCAGGAAGCAGCCCGTGAACGCCGATTGGATGACGTACATGCCAGCCTCTTACGATGCCTTCGAGGCAATGGGTTTGGCCTGTTCCAGGGGGCGGATGTCGACCAGGACCATCTTCGTGCCGTCCTGCGCTGCTGCTGCCATCTCGAAGGTGGCGATGGCCTTGAGGGGCAGGGACTGGCCGAGGTGCGCCCACTTGTCGAATTCCTTCGCATCGCCCAGCTTGAAGGGGCGCGTGGCGCGGCCGATGGAGCGGCCTGCGGAGTTTTCCGCAAGGTCCACTTCGCAGTGGAACGTGGTGCTGCTGAATGCGCGGCCGTCGATGCTGCCCTGGCTTTCCTTGACGCCGTGGACGATGACTTCGGATTTGAATTGCATGCTGCTTCCTTTTTGTGGTCGGGGTTTAGGCTTGTGCGAATGCGTGACCAGCGCTTGCGGCCTTGCGGGTTCTCTGGTGCGCGCTGCTGTAGGCGCGGCGGATTTCGGTTTGCTTGAATCGGCGCAGACGACCGGGAACGTTTTGGTTCGTGACCATGTCGAGGAAGGCATCAGCGCCGAGGTGTTCGAAGGCCAGGGCCATGCTGGGAGCTGCCACGTCGCGCAGCCAGCGCACGTTGCGCGTGACTTCAGCTTCGATGGTTTGCGCTGCCAGCTTTGCTTCGCACGGAACAGACTCGGGCAGGGCCTGCGTGGCGGGTTTGGCTTCGCGCAGGATGGCCGCGTGGTAGTCGCTGGCGCCTGCGAAATAGTCTTGCGGGCGGCGCAGCATGTCGGTGTTCAGCACGCGCAGTTTGTTGCCGTAGCGCAGTTCTGCGCGCAGCCAGTTGGTGGCGTCTTTTTCGCCGAAGAGCTGGTGGCCTTTTTCGTAGAAGTTGGTTTGCTTGCCCGCTTCCTTGCTGCCCATGTAGAAGCTGCGCGCCTTGCCGTTGCACCAGTCTCCGACCATGTTGCATTTCGGGCGCTTGCCTGCCACGTCGCACAGGCCGTTTTCGTAGTCCCGCTTGATGCGCTCCATGCCGCCTGTAATGCCTTCGAAGAAGTCCAGGGCGAGGTCGATGCGGGTCAGGGTGCCGCCCACGTCATCGATGAGGTTTGCGAGGTGATCGCGCCAGCCGTTTTGAGCGAAGGTGCAGGCCGTGCCGTACAGGTTGACGTGCATGGTTTTGGCCTGCGCTTGCTGGCGCGGGCTGTCGCCGCTGGCGAGAAAGCCGACCCAGCCGACTTCACTGCCGTTGCGCTCGATGCTCCAACGATGGCGGTAGAAGTCATGGCCTTTGCGCAGTTCGGGGGCGACGGTGAAATCTTCGCCCAAGGTTTCCGCTACGCGTTCTGCCAATTCCATCGCTTGCGCGCTGGGGGCGAATTCGGCGTTCGGGAGCTTGGCCAAGAGCTTGCGAAGGCGCAGCAGGCGCTGACCGCGTTCAGTGCGCTCCTGTTCGCTGACGGGTTCCATGTCCACGTCGGGCGTGGGCGTGGGGAACAGGGTTTCAATGCCGGGCATGGGGGCGTTGCGCAGCAGGCAGGTGAAGCGCACCCAATCGACGTGCACGAGGGTGCCGGTTTCTATGCGCTCGGCCTGGAGGCGGAATTTGATTTCGTTGCCTTCGAGGACGAGGGAACAAGTTTTGGAATGCTTGTTCAGGACTGAACGTGTCGGGCGGGTCATTGAAGGTTCTCCCCGTGATTACCATCGGGGAGGGCTTGCGCCTGCCCCGCCACGGCGCGCGCGCCTGCGCTTCGCTTGCATGCGCGCGCGCCCGCGTCGGCGTCCGCGCCGGTGATCGATGCGGCGCACTGGCCGCAGGAGGAGCAGCCGGGCGCATCACCGCTTGCGCGGTGACCGGGCTCTATGGCTTCGCCACCAAGCCCCTGCGGGTCTTGGCCCATTCGGGTGACGATCCCTTGCGCGGGTGAACTGGCGGCAGCGCCCA